TTATTTTTCTTTTCTATTTCTTTATTTTCATAATTTTTAACTATTGGATCTGTGTATGTTAAAGTGTGTATTTCTTGTAGATCATGTTCACGATCTAAAAATTTATATTCTATTTTTGTTGTATTAAAATCTTTCTTTATCTTATTGCATATTGTTTCAGGATCAAATTCACCACAAGAGTAAACATCAAATTGTAATAAGGCGGGGTCAGGTTCGTCCCATACATGCATTACTATGTGGGAAGTTTCTATGATTGCAGCTCCAGTAATACCACGATTACCCACCATGTGAGAATATTTAATATAAGGACCCATCATCACTTTCATTCCAATTTCATTTATAAATTTTTGAAACCATTTACGAAGAACAGCAACATCCATTGGAGGATTTTTAGCTTCGGCACGAACAATTAAATGTTTATGTACTAAAAGTTTATTCATAAACGCCTAATATAGTTTTTTAAAACTATAATCAATAGTTTATTTTATTAAATTAAAAGCTAATGTGAGTAGAAGTGCTATAGTTGATCCTAGTCCTGCAATGATCCACCAAGTTAAAGCATCAAACTTTCTTTCAAACTTTTCATGCATTTGTGAAGACTCTTCTCGAAGTTCTTTTAAATCTCTTTTTACGCCAGTTATATGGCCATAAAGAGCTATAATATGTTCGCCAGTTGTCTTTGGTTCTTTTCCGTTAGCCATGATTAACCTCTTGGGAATAGGAGAGCAAATCGTTCTCCAAATGTTTGTGGTTGTTGCTGTTGTTGATTAGCATTTACTATATTAGCTGAAACAGGAGGAGTATTTATAGTAAAAGGAACTCCAGGTACTCTTGAAGAAGAGCCAGTAGGTACTAAATTAATAGTTTGAGGTTGTCTTCTTATTTCTCTAACACCAGGAGTTAATTCTCTATCTATAATATTTTCAAAATTATCTTTTGAACCACCTAAATCAAAGTTTTGAAATGTCCTATTTAAATCATTAAATATTTCTTTAATTGTATTTACTTGTTCATCAACTTTTATTGCAGCAGATGGATTTTCTCTTTCTAATCTTTTAATCATAGAATCAAATGCTTTTTCATTATAAGTTGGAACTTTATATATTCCATTAAATAAAGACTCCGTTTCTTTTTTATTATTTAATCTATTTTGAACAATTTCTTTTAAATCCCTTTCATCAAGACCTATCTTAATTCCGTCTTGTATTACTTGGTACATTCTATTTTGAGAATCATAAGCTTCAACTAAATAATTTCTATATGCATCTAATCTTTGCTCTGCAGTAACAGAAGGTCTATAAGCTATTTCCGCAAATTTTTTATCTACATTTTGTTTATCTTTATTATAAGAAGTAACAATAAATGGCATACTTGCAAATGGTTTTGCATCTTCAATTCTAACTCCTGTAGTTATTGCAGTAAATTCTGTTCCCATGTCTCTTATTGTTCCTGCGTCTGTAAATTTACCTGTAGCACCTTCCCATATTCTTTGTGCAGATCTAACAGCTCCTGGTACAATACCACCTGCAATATGTTGAATACTTTTTGAAATAACAGTGTTAATATCATCTTGAGGGTAAAAAACTTTACCACCTTCTCTTTTTACTCCACCTCTTGCAATAATATCAAACACTCTTTCTGTTCCAATAGATTCATCAACGAAAGGTGAAAAGAATTCTCCAATTGCTCCAGATCTTCCTGCACCTGGTGCTCCGAACAATGCGTTCATTATTATTTTATCAACACTTTCATTATTTAATGATCCATCAGCAAATGCATTTAAAACTGCATTAATTGGTCTTAATAAAGTGTCATATGGATTAGTGTAAGAAAAATTATAATATTTAAAATTACCATTTTCATCTATCGTAGTAACTGGAACTAATGTTGAATTTTTTTGATAAGATGGAGCAAATGATCTTTGATAAGCTTCCATTTTTTCTTCATCTACACCTGTCAAAGCTTCTGCTGTTTTTTGAACAGTATATCCTAATCCTCCAAATCCAGCGGCAGCTCCCATTAATCTTCTTGCTCCCATTTGTCTAATAAATGGATTTGTACTTGTAAGTTCTCTTGCTCCAATAGCAATTATGTTTGCACTATTTCTAAGTATTTCTGCTGGAAAAGATACGAAGTTACCAATAGGTAAATTTCTAAGTCCTCTTACTGCTTTAGGAACTTGACTGTAAGTAGGCATAGTGTTTCTAACTAAAAACGAAGACATTTCACCAACTATATCTTGTGGAGTTTTTTCTAATCCTGTTAAATAATTAGTAGGATCAAACTCTTGTTTTGCAACTGTTCTATACCAATCTTTAGTTTCTCTCATAAAATCATCATAAGCTTTTGTTCCTTTTTTTAATAAAGAAGGATCTCCAGATCTTAAAGCTGTTTTAAATGCATCTTGATAAAAAGAATCTGCAAATATTTTCCAACCACTATCGGCACCTTGATAAATATCAATTGCTTTTTTAACGTACTCATTATTCATAAAAGTTTCTAAACTAATCTTACCTTTATTAGCTTGATCAAATAATTGTTTTAATTCTTGAACTTGAACGTTTTGATCAATGATCCCTCTTCTTACTAAATCATCAATTTTATCTTGAAGTGCTTTTGGATTTATTTTTGCTCCTTTAAATATGTCTTGCGTTATGATTTTAAAACTATCTTTTAAAGAAGTTGATCCTCCATATAAACCATTAACTAATGCAATAAATGCGTTACCGGTTACGTTTCTTACTTGAGCTACTGGAGAAAATATTGTTCCTCCAACTTGAGCTACTGCTTTTAATTTCATGAAATTAGCGTAAAGAGAACTATCGTATAATCCAGAAAATACCGCATCAGTTCCTCTTAAAGCATTTACTATTTCTGGTCTTGCTTGATATTTTCCAATTATTTCGTTTGTAGTCTCATCTAGTTTACCACCTTTTAATAATTTAACATCATATACATTCTCTGCAAATTCTTTATTTTTAAAAGTTATATTTTTTAAATTCTCTGTATTTACAAACTCAACTGCTTCATCGGCTGTATAAATTAATTTTTTACCAACTGGTAAATTATCATTTAATTTAATTAAAGAATCAAAAAATCTTCTATAAGCTTCCTGTTTATTTAAAAATAAAATACTACCTAAAATTCCTGTACTATAATCAGAATCTGGAATAGCAACTTTTTTACCTCTTACAGTAGCTTCAGCCCCTTTTGGTATAGATAAATAATCAACAATAGAACTTAAATTAGTTTTTCCTTTACCACCTAAACTTTCAATTTTATTATAAAGTTTATTTAAACTAGTTATTGATTCTTTTCCTTTAATATCAAGTTGTGTAGATATTTTACCAAAAACAGTTTTTGGATCTATGTCAGTTCCTATTGCAGCTGCTTTTATTTGTCTAACTCTATTTTCAGCTGTTTCGGTAAGTGCTTTTTTAAAATCATCAACACTTTTAATATCTAAATCTAAATTATATTTTTTATTAAAATTGTTTAAATTATTTTTATTAACTTCTAATATTTCATTAATAGTTCCATTTTTATTTTTTATATTAGTAAAAACATCTTCGTTAATTTTATTTTCCTTTGATAGTTTAGCTAAAACAGGTTTTCTTGCATCTTGTGCTCTTAACAACCATTCATCTTTAAAAAAATTAATTACTGCTTTTTCTCTTAATGGATCAAATTTAAATCTAGCATTATTAAAAGAAGCCAATGTTTGTTTAAAAGAAGTTCCTAAATAATTTACAAATTCTTGTTTTACATCACCTCCTTTTATATAAGGTCTTAGTTCTGCCTGTATATCCAACAGCTGTTGTTTTAATTGTTTTGCATATTCTTTTACATCTTTAGAAACATTAGGATCTAATGATTTTAATATTTCTTTAGTAATTTCACTTTCTTCATATTTGTATTCAATTAATCTCTTACCTGTTATTGGATCTTTTTCAAAGATCACTTTTTTTTCACCTGTTACAGGATCAATTTGTATTTTCTTTTTTGATACTGGAGTTATAATTCCATTGTTATTAAAATAATCTAATAATTTACTTTGTTCTAGTTTTATTATTTGTTGAGATTCCCCTCCATTAAAAATTTTATAATATTTACCAATTATATTTTCTTCTAAAGTTTTGTTTAAAGCTGCGAAGGTATTAAATGCATTTCTTCCCCTAACATCTGCATTGTTAAATATTTGGTTCCTTAAACCAAGAAACTCTGGTCTAACACCACCATTACTAGTAAACCACTCTTTAAATTTAGCTATTGAATTGTCTATAGTTTTACCTAACGCAGTGTCTTTTGGTGGTAATAATAATTTAACAGCTTTTTCACCAACGACATCCATTCCACTTTGTATTTTTTCTATTGCTTTGGGAATAAGCTTAGGCACATCAATATTAGCTATTTTTCTACCAGCTATAAGTGATCCTATTGGATTTATAACAGAATAATCAACAGCTCTTATTGTTTTGTCACCAACATAAGCTAAAGCAGTACCGGCTGGTTTTAATCCATATCTAAAACCTAATGTTCCTGCTACAGGAAGTAATGGAATTGCTCCTGCAATCGTTGCACCTTCTGCTCCAAATTTTAATTTACTTTTAATTAACTCAATTGCTTTTTCTCTACCTTTTAAATCCTCACCTTGATACCCTTCTATAATATCAAGTTGTTCTGCAAGAGTTTTATTTGTTTCAGGATCAGAAACTACAAAATCAGTTGCTCCACCTATTGCTCCAAAGTATCCAGCTCTTCTTGCTATTTCTCCTGCCTTACCTGCAATACTAGGTATCGCATCTAATCTTGTAAAAGTACTTAAACCTTTTAATCCAGGGATAAGGGGAGCTATTTTAGTAGCTGCACCACCTGGAACTCCGTATTGAACTAATGTAGCTGTAATATCTCCTAGTGTAGTTTGTGTTTCAGGTATTTTAAAAAAACCTTCACTAAAAAAATTTTCTAATCCATTTACTGTATCGGTATCAAAAATAATATCAATACCAGATGCAACTAATTGAGAGATTGCTTTTGCTGCTAATCCAGCACCTCTTGCTGGTCCTTGAAAAAATGTATCACTAAGATAATCAGTAAATGTTGGAGATCCTCTAGGTTGTAATATTTCATCAGAAGAATCTCTTCCAAAAATATTTCCAATACTTCCAGGTTGTAGACTCTCTTCTTCTTCGTCTTTTATATTAAATATATCAAAAGTTGCCATAGCCTACTCCTATGCGCCTTGAGGTAATACTAGATTAACTCCATATTTAATATTAAATTCATTTACATCTTGTTGAGTTCTTATGTAAGAAAAATCTTGTAATGCTTCCGCACTGTTTGCAATAAGTCTAACAATGTCATCTGTTATTTCTTTTGGAAGTCTGGTTCTAATTTCTTCAAAGCTTAATTTTTGAACAGGTTTTTCTGGAACACCCTCGACATTAGTATCTACTAATACTTCTGATGTTTGAGTATCTGTTTCAGTTTCATTACTCATACCACCTAATTGTTTTTTAACTCTTCCACCTTTTGCATATAACTGACCAGATAAAAGTTTTTCTGCTAATTCAATATCTCTTTTGTATTTATCAATCACTTTTTGATCAGGTTGTTTTTGTTTTTTTGCAGCTTCTTCCGTTATTCTTGCAATATTTTCTTTAGCTTTTTCTATTTGTGCAGCTGCAGCTTGTTGTTGTGCATAAGGTATTTTTTGAGTGTAAGCAGCGTATACTTGATTTCTTATTTGATCTTTTGTTTTTCCATTATATAAAGTTTCACCTGTAACTGGATCTTTTGTTTTTTTAGCTACACTTAATTGCGCTTGAACAGATTCTTCTAATATTTCTTGAGTAGGACTTCTCTTACCTGCAGCTATTTTAGCTTTTTCAATTTCTTTAGATGTTTTATAAGCTTCTAATACTGTTTCTCTATCTAATTTAGATCTTTGTCTTAAAATAGGAAGAGCTAGATCAGCAGCAGCTTGAACTTTTGCGTTAAATCCTCCAGGAGTAGATAATGCTTTTGCAACTATTAAAGCATTTTCAGCTGTAGTTAATCCTTCATCTTTTAATAATCCTTTTAACATATCTGCTTCTTCTTTAATTATTTCTCTTGGATCTGTTTTCTTACCTTCTTTAGTTCCATAGTCTTTAGCTTTTATTTCAACGTCGTCTCCACCAGTAGTTTCTTTAGGTTCTTCTTTAACAACTAAACTAGGTAATCCAACCTCTGTTCTAATTTTATTAAGTTCTTGTGCTTTTCTAGCTTCAAAAGCTCTTTTACCTTCAGGACTTTGTAATTTTGCAAGTTCTATTTCTGCTCTACCAATGTCTCTTTCAACACCAGGAATAAATCCTCCTGACTCAGGATCTTGTGAAAGCATTCCAGTTCTTGCTTGTAGATTTCTTATATTATCCATATATGTTTGAACTTCTTTTTGATAAGCGTTTTCAATATTTTGTTTTCCATATAAAGATTCAATAGCTTCTCTTTGTCCAAATGTAGGAATAGTTGATTGCTTAGCTCCAGGAAGCACTGGTCCTGGTCCATTAGCATAACCTATTCTTCCGCTCATAGCATAAGCAGGAAGTTCTGTGTAAGTACTTTGAAATGGTGTTAATGGTTGAACGATGTTTCCAAACATATAATTTTGTCTAGGTTCAACAGTAGACATGATCCCTGATCCTTGATCAGCCTGACCACCTAATTTAAACATTGGTCTTTTAAATACGTTAAACATTTTATCTTCCTCCGAATATACTACCTAATCCGTATACGTTAGCAGCAGTAGCTAAAGCTTGACTTAAAGGACTAAGCTGTTGTTGAGCTGCTCCGCCTGTTGGAGTTACTTGAGTTGAATATGGAGCGCTAGGTTGTCCTGCTAATAAACTAGTTATTCCTGAACCAAGCACCGATAATCTTTGATATGGTTCTTGATAAGCGAATTGTGCAGCTTGTCTTTGTGCATCTAACAGTGCTTGTTGATAAGCTAAGTTTTGTGTTCCTGCAGCACCTAGTTGTGTAATTCCACTTGTAGCAAGAGTCGGTTGTAATGCTGCAAGTTGTTGCTGTTGAGAGAAAGCTGTTTGTGCAGCCTGTTGAGCTTTACCAAATCCTTGTTCTAATAACTGAGCTTGTAATGCTGCTCTGTTTCTTAAACTCTCTGCACCAAATTCTGCTAATTGAACTCCTTCACGACCACCACCAAAAGCTCCTTGTGCAATAGCTGCAGCTGGAATATTTCTTTGTTGAATTTGTCTTTGTCTATCAAATTCAGCAAGTGTAGTATTAATAACGTCTTGTTGATATGGAGACATAAATTGTTGATATGCACTTGGTCCTGAATATGCTTGTGCTTGTTGTAAGAAAGGTTGATAGCCTGCAATACCTGTTCCTGTTCCAGCTCCAGTAACTGCTCCTGTAGTAGGGTCAAAGGTTAACGCACCAAGTCCAGCTTGTGTAGCGGCTGCTTGTTGTGCTGCTTGTGTTAAAACATTTTGTCCAGCAATCTGTGGTGACATTGCTGTTAGTTGTTCAGCTGTTGGAGCTTGTCCAGTTTTAGCTGTTAATAAATCTAAAAAATTTTGTCCAGCTGCTTCTAAGTACGGGGCCGGTCTTGATATGACTGTTTGTGGTTCTGCCATTATGCTACCTTTTTAATTTTTTTAACTTTTTTCTCTAAAGACTTCATTAACTTATACATCTTTTGAGCGCCTTTGTTAATATTTCCATTACCTGCACCTCTTACTGCATCTGCTGTAAATACGAATTCATTCTTACTTAACATAGCAGGAACATCATCTGCTTTTTCTTTAATTCCAACTGGAATATATCCACCTTTGGCTCTTAAGTCCAATTCTGTTATTCCACCTGGATTTTGTCTAACAGGTATCTCACTACCCATTATACCACCTTTTGCTTTAGCTTGTGCTGGTGTTAGTTTAATGCTTAATATTCCTCCAGTATCATCCATTAATCCACCTTCAGCTGCTTGTACTACTGGCGTTGGAATAGATGCTACAGGAATTCTTCCTGTTGGAGCTGTTAATCCAAAAGCAGAGTCTGAAGTAGCTGATGCATATTTTTGTCTAAAAAATTCTTTTTCTTGATTAAAAACTTGTTCATTAAATTGATCTGGTGGTATACCTGCTTCTTGAGCTTTTTTCTTAGCATCTAAATAACTAGGCACTAATGAAATAGTAGAAATGACTGCTCTAAAGTCAACTTTTCCTGTTCTAGGATCTGTATATATATTTTTAATAACATCACCTGTTAAATTCATGGCAGTTCTAGCTCTTGTTGCTAAATCAATATTTGAACTTGGACTAAATATTTTTCCTATTTGTTCTCCTATTCCCTCTTGTCTACCGGTAGTAAATTCCATAATTGGTTTTTGAACAGTTTGATCACCTGTAGTAAATTCCATAGCTGGGCTTTCAAAAAATTGTCCCAATTCTAATCCTGTTCGTTGTCCAATCGGACTTGAATAAGGTACTCCTAAAAGAGTAGAAGGATTTGTTCCTAATCCACCAAATGGACTAAAGCCTTGTTGAAGTCCAGCCCCTCCAAGATATCTTGCAGCTTGTCCTCCTGCATAAGTTAAACCACCTCTTAATAAAGATGATCCTATTCTTCCTGTTTTATCAAAACTTCCAAGACCTGCCATTGCTCCTGCAAGTATTGGATTAAATGGTGCAACAAATGGTGCTGCAACTGAAGCAACTTGAGCTACTTCATTTGGTATAATATTTCTTACAAATTTTTTAATCTTACTTCCTAAACCATATTTTTCACGATCAACTAAACTTGCAACTCCACCTCTATTCATAGGGGGTCTACCCGTGATTGCAGTTGTTATAGAAGATGCATTAAATTGATTACTAGGTTCACCAAGAGTTTGTTCTGCCTGACCTAAGTTTTGACTTAGGGTTTCTAGTCTTGGAAATATAGGTTGTTCTTGGCCATTGTTTAATTGCATTATGCCACCACCTAATTGATATAATTGTCTATTCATTTGCGATCTTGCTATTGTCATAAATTAATAATAGTTAATAAGGCAGGTACAAAGTCCTGAAAACAGTAGACTTTACTTGTTTTTATCTGATTCGTCAATAATTTTGGTGTTTATTAATTCGTCCTTAAATCTACCAGAAAACTGATATTCTCCCACATGAGTTATAAAATCTTCAATATAACAATAACATTTACCACCAATATTTGTAAACTTGTGACAAAAAGCAAAATCTTCTCCGTAATATCTATTTGTTTTTTCATCAAACCAAGTATCAAAAAAATTCCATAAATGATCTTTTTCTGTAGGTTCCCCATTCATAATAGTAGGTTGAATAATCTTTAAATTAGGATAGTGTTCAATCATCTTTTTAATAGCTTCTTTTTTTATTAACATAAATCCTGTTGGAGAATGAGTAACTTCCATAATACCTTTCTTTACAGTTATATTTTCTTGATCTTCTACTTTTATTGGATAAGTAAAACCAGACTTTGATAATTCATCTGCATTAATATTCTCTTTGATTCTTTGATGTATTTTATTCCAATTAATAGTTTTCATTGGATAGGGAATAGATATGACTTCTTTATCACAATTTAATAGTTTAACCACAAGAGAAGGCTCAAAAGAAATATCTGCATCTATAAAAAGTAAATGTGTATATTCTTCTTTTGCTAAAAAATTGGCAACACATAAATTTCTACCCTGTGTAACTAAAGAAGATTTTAATAATAAAAAATCCATACTAAGACCTAATGAATGTCCCATTCCTTGTAATGATAATAAAGACTCTGTGTAATGAATAGAAACATCAGAATGTACTGGAGTTGCAATTAATAACTTTGTATTTTTAAAATTAAAACTTGTAGAGGTTTCTGTTTTTATTTCAGGTTGCTTAAACCAAATAGGTTTACTTGAATCTTGCATTAAGAGCTCCTTTTAAAAAGTTAGTCCAGGCATATCCAATTTTATTCCAATTATAGAATCTATTAGTGTAATCTATTTGCATATCTAAATGCTGTCTGATAGCAGGATGATCTAGCGTGTCTGCAGCATGATCAATTGCATATGCAAATTTATGCGCTAAACTTGTAAATGATTTTTCATAAGGAATGAATGTTATAAACTCAGCTCCTGTTTCATAAAGAGCTCCAAGGTCCGTGGTTATACAATAAAGTCCAGCGGCCATTGCTTCAAGTGCCGATATACAAAATGTCTCTTCCCAAATACTTGGAAATGCAAAGATGTGATATTTATGTAAATTCTCTCTTATGTATTCATGAGGTTTATAACCAATGTAATTTACATTAGGTAATGTTTTAGCCTGGTCATATAATTCTTTATATACATCATCATTAGCTTCTTTAAATGAATCACCATAAACTTGTGTTGAAGAATATACATCTAAACTAACGAGTGGATTTTTAACTAATTGCATTGCAGCTAATATTACATTTAATCCTCTCCATGGTGTTGGATGAAATATTAATTTAATAGGTTCACCTTTAACATGTCTTGTTCTTGGTACAATTGGCACTACCCCATTTTTAATGACAATAGATTTATGTGTTGGAATATCAAAGTAATATCTAAACTTTTCATAGTTCCAATGAGAGTTAAATACATACCAATCGTATTTATCATGATTAGATTTGTCCTTGAACCAAGGCGCAAGATTTGGTTGATCATATGAATTTTTTTGCCAAAGGATATTTAATTTAGTTGGATGTAATGGAACTTTACCTGGAACAGATGTACAAATCTGTACCTGATCTAATAATTCTTTAGATACATGTTTTTCTAAAAATTCAAATTGTAATTCGGTTCCACCTCTAGGTTTCATTTATCATTCATGAATTTCTTAAACAATTCTAGTCCTTTATTAGTTACTCTTACTACAACATCACGACTAATATCATTAGGGTCAACGTTTGCAGCTTTAAGTTCTTCTTCATCTTTATAAACATATCCTGTTTTCTTATTCTTTATTACTGTAACAGTTTCTGTATCTATATGATATTCTTTCTTATCCATATTTTAATTAAATCCCATTGGACATTTTCTTTTAATTTCTTCCGTCTTATTAACATTTTTCTTTCCCATTTTATAACCCATAAAAAATGAGAAGGCTAAGAATAATATTACTATCGCTGTATGCCAAAAATAAAACATTTCTATTGTCCGTTTTGATCGTCTCTATTTATTTCTAATATTGCTAATGTAGCACTTATACCAGAAATATCAGAGCTTTCAAGTCTTATAACATCATTTTCTTCTAATATAATAGGCCCACTTGCAAGATTACAAATAGTTGGTCCTGTAAGAGAAGCATAAGCTATTTGAAAAACGGTAGAAGTTGAATCATCATTAATAGATGCCTTTACTACTTTACTTCCAGATTCATTTGTTATTTGTATATTTTGAATGATTGCATTAGCATTTGATGGACACGTATATACCGCAACAACAGATGTTGTAGTTGGGTCATAGAATGCGTTTTTATAAAAATTTGCCATTATGTTAAATCAAACCATTTAATTAAACCAGATACATCTCCATTTCCAGTTCCGGATCTTACACCTAATGTTAAAGTATCAGATGTTCCACTAATTGTTTGTCCAAGTTGATTTGAAAAAGCTATAAAATCTCCACCTAAAGCAAACGGAGCAGTTTTACCTCCCATATAACCTCCTGCAACTCTTGTACCTGTTGCAGTTAAATCAACTGTTGTTAAATCATATTCTACATTATCATCAAAACTTGTATAACTAAATGCAGAAGAAGGTGTTGCATTAAAAAATAAACCCCATTCAAAATCATTGTTAGATATATTTAATACGTCTATTCCCGCAGGAACTATAACAGCATATGGTCTTGATGATTTAATTTTAATAGTTGCAATATTATAATAAGTATTTGCTGTTGTTAAATTTACACCACTATTTATTTGAGATGTTCCTATCATTTTTTGTAACCCTTCTGGAGAATAACCACCTTCAGAAATACAAGAAGAACATATTTGTTGCAGTGTATAAGTTCCAGCTGCTAATGTTCCAGATCTTTCAATTTCATATCTAATTGGTAAATTTGCAGTTTGCATATAAACAGTTGTTAAACTATTTGCATTATTAAAAGTATGAGCTGTAATCAATTGACCATTAATAACAAATCCAACTCTAACAGATCCAACCCCTAACCATTCAATATCTATAAATAATATATTTGATTTATCAGCAGATAATGTAAATCCACTTGGCCCTGTTCCATTTAACTTATCTCCATTCCAAGATGATTGAGATACTTCAGTGTCAACAGGTGCTCCTGATGTATAGGTTCGTCTTACTATTTTTAAAGTTGTACCATCTGCTGTAAAAAAGATTCCATTGTTAGCATCAAATAAACCAACCTTTTGTTTAAGATTAGCTATTGGTTCATTCATTACAAATGTATTAAAAATAAGCAAAGACTTACCAGGTTGATAAGACATAACTCTTTTAGATTGTCTTATTGTTTTAGATCCTGCTGTTTCAACTACATTTAAATTAACTGTTGATTTATTAGCTGTGTAAGAAACTGTTCCTCCATTTGCAGTTGATTCATCAAATAAAGTGTTCTTTGACATAATACTTTTACTGTCAAAGATTGTAAGAGGATTAGATACACGTAGTCTTCCAAATGCATCTAAATTATTTCCACCAAAAGTAACTAGTTGGCCATCACCTTCATTGATATTATTACAAATAGACATTAGCAGCCAAACCTCATATTAAACCATGTAAATCTTTGAAGCTCCTGTCTTAAATCTTCTTGAAAAGAAAAATTTAATTGATCTTTTAATGTCTCTAAAGCTTGTAAAACTTGTCTTTGATTATCCGGTGAATACTCCTGACTCGGCTCAGGAATGTATGTTGTAATCTTTGCCATTATCTTCTTCCATCAGGTTGAATATCTACTCTAAATAATCCATATCTCCAGTTTTCATCTGTAGATTCATTTTCAACTTTAATACTCATTAATCTATTTCTTGCTCTTGTATCTATTTTAGTTGTAGATGAAGTAACCGTATATGGTCCTAACATCTGACTATTTTGTGTTTGAGATGGATAATCTCTTAACAATAAAGTCACCTTAGCATTTCCTGTAAGGATTTTAAAGTCTGGAATAAACCTATTTATTTTCATTAAATATTGACCATCTCCTTCTACATCTAAATCAAAGTCACCTGATTCAATGTAAGCAGGAATAGCTGTTTTAACTCCAGTGTAACTTACTTCATTAACACCTGTTTCATGTTCATAATAAATAGATGCACCATAAGTATTTGTTACACCATTAATAGTTGGAAAACTTGGTGTTGCTGTTGAATTCCATTTTGTAGCATATGGCTTATCATAAGTTTGTGCATCTGAATAAGTTGTTCTAGCAAGTGACATTGTAGTCCAAGTATTTTCAACGAAGTTATAAACTACCGATGCATTAACTGCTGTTGAATTTGCTGTTGGGTAAAACCAAACTATTTCATTAAATAAACTATTGTGAGAACCATAAACAATATCAGAGGCATTGTAATTTATTCCTAAATTACCTCCTCCTGTTGTAAATACATAATCTTCAACTAATGATGGTAATTGTTTTACAGTTCCATCATACACAAAGAATCCTCCCCCAAAGCCCATCCAAAACACAGCTCCTTGAGCAAAGACTATTGAATGCTGACCAATACACCCACAATTCGTTCCAACCTGTCTTATTGAAAATACAAAAGGAGGACCAACAAATTGCATAGTGTAAGCTGCCTGATCCGTTAAAATAAATATATAATCTTTTCCTTGTACGGCTCCAACAATGTAGTTTCCGGTATCCAGTCTAAATGTTCCAGCAGTATTTGTTGCAGTTGGAGCCCAAGTATTGTAATCTTCTTGGTTTGAAAATCTTATAAACATTGGATCTTGTGTAGAAGGAGATCCTATAGTTGTTTCTGTTCCAAGTGCAATTAAATGTCTATCTCTATCTGATACAATAGTCATTGTAGATTTTGTTGGAGCATTTGATATTGCAGTCGCTCGTGTTGTGAGAGCTCCTCCAACGGATGGATCCCATGAAAATGTTTTACCATCTTTAACGGTTGCAACTAATATTTGTCCAAAATTATCTAGCGACCAGCTAGCTGGAGAAAGAACAACGGTAGGAGATGAGGATGCTTCTCCCCATGCAACTGTTCCCCAAGTTGAAGTTCCCCATCCATAACCATAAGTTTGATTAACCGGACCTACAAATATGTAAGGAGTTGTAGTAATTGTAGAACCACCTCCAGACATTCCTGTACCACCTTCTGTAACAGGCATGGTGACAGTAAAAGTAGAAGATGATGGAACTGTTTTTACTTCAAAAGTATTTGTTGTAAAATTAGCATTTGAAAAAGTTGTAACACCTCCGCCTGCAAGAGAAGGAGAAGTAAATCTAATGTAATCTCCAACTGATAAACCATGTCCTGCTTTTGTAACAGTTACAGTAGTTGATGATGTTGTAGAAGCTAATGTACAAGATGTTAAAGCTGTTCCAAGTGGAGTAATGTCATAAAAAGCTCCCTCATAATAAATAGCTAATATTTTATTTGTTCCAATAGCTGCATATTTCTTTCCACTTAAATCTGTCCATGTGTGCTGAGCTCTTGCAACACCGGCTAATGTTTCAGGAAGTAATTGTTGCCAGCCACCTATTTTCTCAGGATAGCCATAACGAAAGCGTACATAATCCCCATCTATCCACTGACCCTCAGCGGCAGTTGCGGTATCTTGTTTATTAAATCCAGCTTTTATTGGTATTTTTTTTAAAGGCATAAAGGTTCTTATACCCTATATCTACATATTTAACAATAAAGAGTTATTTTTAAACAATATTAAAAGAAATAGAGACCCTATCTACTTCTTTGTTTAAATTAGGATTTACATAATGATTAAGCCAAGATGGAAATAATAATAAAGCATTATCTTCTGGTTGAAATTCATAAAAAAATCCATTTGTTTGATTGTATTCTTTATAATCATCACGTCTCCAACAAAAATTAATTATTTCTGAAGGATGTTTAAAAACTATTGATCCACAATCTTTATTAGTTTTTAAATAAAAAACCCCAGATATTACAGATCCGCTATGATGATGAACGTGATTTGAATCTTTATATTTATTTATATTTGCCCACATACTTTCTATTTTATAATTTCTATTATTAAGTGAATAATTTTCTAATAAAATTTTACTATTTTTGGAAATTTCATTTAAGAATGGTTCTAAAATAGAATCAGATAAATTTAAAAAATTACTTTGCCAACCTCCAAAGTTAGATATTTTTCTTCCATTATTATCAATTTTATAAATATCGTAAATATATTTTAAATATTTTTCTAAGTCTAAATTTAATTTATTAAATAAAACAAAAGTTTCAAATAATTTAATAAATTCATGATTATTTTTCATTTAATTTATTTTTTTAATATCACCATTAATTAATCTTTTTTGAATGGCCTGTACGTTAAAATGAATAAACCTAAAAGGATCCACCCCTTGATCAACCACAAATTCATGTGGTAAATATGAATTAAAAAATACAAGAGTTCCAGGTTTTGGTTTAAAAATTATTTTTTCAGAAGAATCTGAAATTTCATTTTCATTTTTTTCAGGTAATTGAATCATCATTTTACCAGGTCTTGGATCATGAAAAATTGGAAAAGATGTTTTATCTGAACATTTTAAAAAATAAAACCCAGAAATATGTCCATTCCAATGAGTGTGTAAACTGTGAAAACCACCTCCTTCTTTTGAAAATTCTTGAACCCACATTTCCGATGCAACTAATAAAAAATTTGACAAGTCATACCCTTGTTTATCTAAAATATTGTAAGATTTTTTGCATATTAATTTTATAAAATTAAAAAAATTTAAATCATTTAATAGTGAATCTGAATGATGAACTAATCCAAAATCTCTATTATTAAACATTTTTTGTTTGTTTTTATTCCTTGAATTTTCAATATAAGAATTAGTATGTTTATTAAAATTTTCTAAAAAAGAAAGTTCTTCTTCTATGTATATTGAACTTGAAAAAAACATTATTTTCCTTCTATTTTAGTATCATTAAAAGTAAGTTTATTTTTTAACTCTTCATTAAATTTTAAATTCCAATCCGCAACCATTTGCACGAGTTTATTACCAAAATGTCGTAATGCTTCATCTGATAAATGTATTTTTCCTTTTTTTAAAATAATCCATCTTTCTTTTACAGAAAACTCTATATCACAAGACCCATTTTCATATTGTTTAAATTTCATTTTTATTTACCCATTTTATGTTTGTTAAATTATCCCAAGTTTTAATTTCATTCATATTAAAAGCAACAGTTATTCTTTCTATATCATTTGTTATTTTTTCAACTTTATGAAATAATTTTGGATGAAATAAAATGTATTTTCCTATTTCTTCTTTAATTAATAAATCATAGTCTTTAAAATAAGTCCCAGGTCCATTTTCAGTTAAATAAAGTATACCACAAAAACCAGTAATACTTCCATGATTGTGTTCTACTACCTCTTCTCCTTTTTTACAAATATTTCCCCATGCATCATTAATTATAAAATTCTTATTATAAATAATTTTTATATTTTCTTGAATAATTTTTAAAAAATTAAAAAAATCTTTATTTTCTATTAAACTTTTAAAACCTGTAAAATGACCTTTAACATGTGTTTTATAGCTTAATTCTTCATCTTTTGAAATTTTTATAAAATTAATTAAATTATTAATTACTTCTTGATTATCTATTTTACCTGTCAAAATATATGTTTCTATAGAAATATCTTTAACTTTTAAATCAAAGTTCATTTTTGTGTTCCGTATAATAATCTTTTATCCTTAAACCATTCTTTATTTAATCCATTTTTATCTACATAATGTAAAAATGTTTGTGCATGCCAATCTCCTTTAAATTCTTCTCTCCAATGTTCTACTTCACATCCAAGATATATAGCAGCATCTCCTGGTTTCAATTCTATCTTTTTTCCATCTATAAATATAGGCCAAGATGTTCCATCTGAACCAATCATTGCTGTAACACTTATTTCACATGATGGTCTGTCAATGTGTTTTTTTAAATCAGCATTTATTGTATACATTCTCCAGAATGCATAAGTTGGCAATAATTCTAAACCAGTTTCTTTTTGCATTAATTCTAATTTATTAACCATAAGAGATTCCATTAATGGATCTCCATAAAAACAAGTATCTCCGTTATCACCTTGTAAAAACTCAAAAGAATCAAAATTAATTCTATGTTTAATTCTACAATAATCTGTTAATAGTTTAATTTCTTCTTTACTTAAAAAATTATTTATTAATTTATATTTAAAATCTCTTATAGTGCCCATGCTACAACTGAATACCTTGTTCCTTTCGTCACTGGTTTAACCGTATGAGGATATAAAAAATTACTTGGCCAAATAATCATTCTATTGGGCTTAACTTCTACTTCCCATTCTCCTGATCCATCTGGATTTCTAAAACATAAATTACCACCTTCGTAATCATTATTAAGAAGTAAAATACAACTCATTGTTCTTGGAATTGTTGCAAAATGATCAACATGCCAAGTATAAAATCCAGTGTTTTCATATTTTAAAATTTCTATGTCAAAAATATTTCTATAATCATAGTCTAATATATTTGCATCAAATCTATATTGTTTTAAATTTTTATCAAAATAATGAAAAAGTAAATTAAACCAATGCACATTAGACATAGAATTATCTAAATTAGATAATGGTAAAGTATATGTTTTTCTTATATTAAAATCTATTTTAACATCTACACCTACTTTTGTTTCTACAAATTTTGAATTATTTGCAAAACGAATTAAATTAGACAATACCTTCCAAGGTAATACTTCATCATATATCTTTATAAAATTTTTTATTTCCATGATTTCTTATTCCAATATTTATCTTTATATATATTTAATAATTTTAACCCATAAAAAATTCTAAAATTTTGTATTTCTTTTTGTTCCCTTGATTTTACTATCATTTTCCATGAATCTCTTTTAAAAGGTATTACTTGAGCATAAGGCGTTCCTTTTTTAATTGTTGTTTCTAAAACAGGATATTTATCTCCATTAATTATAATTGGAAAATTTACTTCAAGTGGAAAAGAATCTGTATCTACAATTCCAGGGATAATTGAAAATCTATCGTCAGAATTGTTTAATGGTGAAACGAATAAACAAGAATATCCTTTTGGTGTTTTTATTTTCCATGGGTTTAATATTTTATAAAAAGGTAAATTTTTATTTTTTTCTACTAAAGGAGACCCTTCTAACTGTTTTATTGAATGTGTATCAAATCCAGAATTTAAATTTATATGTTTTGCATGTAATAATTGCGACTGATCATGCATTCCAAAAGTTTGAAAAGAGTCTTTAAATGTTTCTTCTTTTTTATTTTTATTATCAACATTATGTCTAACATGAAAATCTTGAGGCATTTTTAATAAATACCCAGCTGTTAAAGAATCTAAAAAAGGTATACATCCTTTAATTGTTTTATTTAAAACAGTATGTTCTAAATTTTTATACCAATCTGGAATATTTAATTTTGCAGGGATTGGATAATCTTCTTTTAATGCAAAATAATCTTCATGAGCACTAAACTCTATTTCTTTATCAAACATGCTAACTTAATAGCATTTTTTATGGTATTTGTAAAATATTTAATGAAGGTTGTCCTAAATCATTAAAATATTGTTCTAATGATTTATTTAATGGATAGGTTATTGATGAAGTGTTTAATGAGGTTAGTTGATTTAAATAATTATTCCATTTATTGTAAGCTGAATTATTCGGATTATTATTTAAAAAATCTTTAATTAAATTTTTTAAACTATCAATGTAAGAATTTAAGTCTTTTGAACTTTTAAAACTACTAACAATATTTATATAAATAATTGTGTTTTGATTATACTTTATAGCATTTTTTTGATTTAATTTTACAAAATTAAAATTTTCAGAGGAATCTTCAATAATTTTATAATCATCATCATTAATATTTAAATTATTAAAATCTTCTTGATTTTCAGCAATTCTATATAATGTTCCTTCAATATTATCTAAATTTTTTTGAAAAATAAAATAAGCCATTTTAAGTACCTGTATTTTCAAAAACTATTATTGCACCTGCAAGTCCCTGACTACCTGTAGCATCTCCGCACATATAATTACCACCTAAACCAGCTCCTCCAAAACCAAATTGTGGAGATTGTGGAAATCCAAAACCAACGTTTTGGAAAGGACCGCCTCTAAAGTTTATAGGAACTGTTAAATCAGATCCTGGTTGATTACCAGGAGTAGACGCTCCACTTCCTCCATTAGCAGTTCCAACATTTGTTATATTTGTAGCTCCACCAGCTCCGGGAGAAGCCATAGGACTAAAATTACCACCACCACCAACACTGTATGGCTGAGAAAAAGGTTGTGTAATTGGTTTATTCCAAAAACCACCACCACCATTTGAACCAGGTGAAGCCACTGGAGTGGCTCTTCCTCCACTAGCACCTCCATACAGGTATACACCTATTCTATTTGCAGTTGGAGCTGCTGTATAAGTTCCTGAAGCAGGTCCATAAACCATTAATGTTGGTATTCCCATTCCAGCTCCTGCTGATCCAGAGGATGCAGCAGTAATTCGACCATCAGCATCAACTGTAATAGTTGCTGCTGTATAAGTTGCAGGAGTAACTGCAGTATTAATTAATTGATTTGATCCAACAGAATTAGCCGCTAGTTTAGCTTGTGTAATTGTTGATTGAACTATTTGATTTGCTCCAACAGAGTTAGCTGCAAGTTTAGCTTGTGTAATTGTTGATTGTGTAATTTTAACTGCTGTAACTGCATTAGTGTCTAATTTAGCTGTAGTAACTGCAAAGTTTGCAATTTGAGCTGTGGCTACTGTTCCTGATAATGTAGATAAATCTACAACTTGAATATCTGATCCATCAGAATATAAAATTTTAATTCCTTTATCTGTTGTTGACCAAGTTTGTCCAGTTCCAGTTGATGCATATTTAAATTGAACTGTGAATGCACCTGTTGTTCCATTGGATACGATCCAAGTTTTTTCAATTCCATTTGGAACTGTGACTATTCTATTTCCTGTAATCGTACCTGTTAATTTAATAACAGCATTTCTTGCTGTTGCTAATGCATTTTGTGTCATTACAAGAGCAGTTGTTCCTGCACCTCCTGCAATAGAAATAGATTCATAGCCAGCAATTGCTTGTTGAACCACCACTAAATTTGTATTTGTAATTTGTCCCCAGGTACCAGCGTTTTCGCCAGTTGCCATTAATTGTATTGCTAGATCTGTAGTATATGTAGAAGGCATATTTTAAATTCCTTTGTTTTTAACTTTTAAAATATTTATCATATTTTGTCAATTAATCAACCCCTATATTATGCTGCAACTTCTGTCCAGTTGATAGATTGGCCAGTATCTACAGGAGTCCAAGCACCTACATATAACTGACCGGTACGTCCTGTCAAGCTATTTCCTGTAACATTTACAGGGGTATTTAAAGCAATTGTAACAGAACCTAATGCAGTGGTTAAATTTTCACCAGTTACATTTACAGGAGTATTTAAATCAATTGTTACTGAACTTAATGCAGTGGTTAATTGAATTCCAGTGACTTCAGCATCTGGAGAAGGATCAACATTTCCTAATACTGTTGTTAAAATTTCTCCTGTTACAGAAGTATTTGCATCTCCTGAAATAGTTACTGAATTTAAATTTGTTGTTAAATTTTGTCCAGTTAAAGGAATATTAGCTGTTCCACTTACTGTTACTGAATTTAATGATGAAATTATTAATTGACCAGTTACAGGAACATCTGTTGATATATCAATGTCTATACTATTTAATGTTAAAGTTAATTGTTGACCAGTTACGTTAGCATCCGGACCTGGATCAATATCACCTAATGTTGTTGTTAAAAATTCACCAGTTAAAGGAACATTACCTGTTCCAGTAATTGTTACAGAATCTAAATTTGTTGTTAATGATTGTCCTGTTATAGAAACATCTGAGTTTGCTAATGCATTTACAGAATTTAAAGAAACATTTAATAATTCACCTGTTAAAGAAGTATTTCCAGTTCCACTTATTGTAACTGAATTTATTGTTCCTGTTAATAATTGCCCTGTTAATGAAACTACAACATCTTGAATATCTCCACCCCAAGTTAAAGATCCCCAAGTTAATCTTCCCCATCCTTGAGCATTAGAAGCATCTACACTTCCAACAGCAGATGTTAATTGAATTCCAGTAAGGTTTGCATCTGGATTTGGATCAACATCATTTAATGTAGTTGTTAATGATTGACCTGTTGCAGATACGTCTACATTAATAGATATAGATACAGAATTTAAACTTAATGTAAGAGACTGACCAGTTAAATCAGTTACACCTGTCCCTGTAATAGAAACAGAATTTATAGCAGATGTTAATAATTGTCCTGTTACTGTAACAGTAACATCATTTTCTCCACCAAATGTTCCTGCACTCCAACTTAAATCACCCCAAGCTGCATTGGCCATGCCAGATTACTCCTATTAAGAGATTCTGATGATAGCCGCTGTAGATGTGAAGGCTGGAAATTGAATAGTGAAAGTTCCTGACGTAGCTGTTTTATCTGCTCCAAAATTTAAAACTGCAACTGCAGAGTTAGAAAATGAAGTGTTATATATCAAACAACCTCTTGCAGTTAGTGTTACATTTGTGAAAGACACATCAGCGAAATCTGTGAATGCAACAGTTGATACAACTGAAGTTCCAGAATTTACTAACGCTTTTCCACCTGTTGTGTAATTAGTTCCTGAAGAACTAACTTCACCACTTGCTGTGTAGGAAGTTGTTGCAGCACTTAGTGTTGCAGTTGATACATAAAGAGCTAACTTGAACTTATCACCACCGCCACCAGCAGTTGAAAAATCTTGATCACCATCTAATAGTTGTTTTTTAAAACTATTTGGTAACGCTTGTGTAATAGCCATACTTGTTTCTCCTTATTGTGGTTTACGAACTATACGAGGTTCTCCATCTAGAAACTCATCAGTTCGTCTTCTTCCCATTTGTTCTAATGAGAATCCTTCGATAGCTTGCTTATATCTATTTTCATAATATTGCAACATATCTTGTGGACCCTTTAAGAACCCATATGCCTCAACTAGGCAAGCATATAATAAGCCATTGGGAAACTGCTGACTTAAATATGTAGTCGTGTTTGTACTAGATAATCCAGTTGGTTTCAAGATATAATTTGCTTGAATTGTATAAGCTTGATCTGGAGTTGGAGCCACAATAACTGTATTTTCATCCCAGTTAGCATAATATTTAGGTATTCCTGTTGTATTACTTTGATTATATTCATTAATAAATGTCATATCTCTAACATCTAAAAAAGATATACTTCCATCAGTATTAAATACTTGTACAGATCTAATAATTAAACAGTTATCTGGAACTGTGAAATATTTTTGAGTTATTACAACTGAAGATGTTGCATATTTTCTATTATTATCAGAATCTACATCTCTCAATATTCTAAATTCAGCATCTTGAATAAATCCATTTATAATAGTTGAAGTAAATACATTTGAGTCTACTTCTGTATAATCTCTAATTTTTGTAACTAATTCTGAATATGTCATATTAAGCCTGTAAAGTTACTGGACCTGCAGAACATTGTGCTCCACCACCAGAAATATTTCCTGTTGTTGCTGTACTTGTACTTAAGAAATAAAAATAATTCAATGGATCACTTACTAAACCACTTGAATCTATTTTACCAACTGTAATTGTAAAACCATTTGCATTTGAGATATCTGTGACGTTATCAAAATGTGGAACATCATCAAATGAATCTTCTCTTGAAGGAATTCCTACAGTATTAACTTGTGGTGGTCCTCTAAATCTAACAACATTACCTGTTTGTCTTCCATGATTTTGTGAAAACACATTGATGTAAGTATTTCCTGCATATTTAATTGTTGTAAATGGATTTGGAGTTAACTCTATAATTACAGGAGGTTCTATTCTATCAGGATGAGCATATCTTAATCCTTGTGGATCTGCTGTTGTTGGTTTTGGTTCAAGTTGTGGTTGTTTTGGTTCATATTCAGAAATATGTACCCATGATCCATTCCATTCTTGCACCATTTCTTGATATGGAAATCTTTGACCTGATCGGTCAGAAATCATATATGAATATTTTCCTCTTGAGTTTTTAGACATTTGGATAATAAGTTTTTGGTGTTATAAATGAACTAGAAGAAGAGCCATCTTGTTCTAATGCTCTTTTTAATTCATCTTCGTATAATAATCTTAACTCTTGTGTTCTTTGTGGAGCAAGTTTTAATGATACATAATAAGCAAGTCCTGCGCACATGCACGGAACAAATCTATATGGAACATCTGTTGCATTTGTATAAGCTCCAACATCTTGAATTCTTTTAGCATAGTAATATTGAATGACATTATTTACCTGATCTGTACCTGGAGTTAAATATAAGGTAATTGTAATTTTATCTATAAATCTTTGCACATAATATTGTGTAGGTTGACCTGTAGAATATTTAGAAGATAATCCGCTGTATTGGGATCTGTTAATTTTTGTAAGTGGAAAATCTACTACAGGAACTTGTTCTGTATTTCTATAAACCATTTCTAAAATATCATCAGGTCCATAAGTAATAGAATTATAATCGTAAACTGCAGTATTATCTGCATGGATTGCAGCAGTTGTGCCATTTGCACCACGAGTGCATCCTGTAATAGTCATAGAATTAGTATCTGTTCCTGTATAATTTATTTGTTCAGATCCAATTAATAAAGTTCCAGTTTCAGGAAATTGCCAAACTGAATCTAATGTAATTGTAGTTTGAGATGCATCAATTCCACCATTTAAATAACTTAAAGTACCATCAGAAGTACCATCTGATGCTGATCTATAAATTGTATAGGTACTTTGACCATTGACCATGGAAATAGTATTACTTGCTACTTCCCAATAATGAAGACCTCTGTTTGACCACTCTTGGAACATTATATTTAGAGATCGTCTTGTTGATTCTAAATCTTGTCCCGTTCTTGGCGCAGACATACCAATTCTTTCGTAAGCCTCTTCTATAATTTTATCTATATAAAAGGTTTTTTCAAAAGTTGTAGTTCCAGAAGTAGTGTTAGCCATTTAGCTTCTCCTACGCTGTTAACCCAGGTCCAGAATATTTATCTGTTAATAATGTATAAGCTGCAATATTAGTTTTTGTTTTACAAAAAATTCCTTTTGGAAATAAAATTCCATCTTCAGGAAAACTAAAATTAATAACATCACCGCTTGGAACATCACCATAAAATAAAGTTGAACCTGAATTAGAAGTTGTAGTTAATTCTAATGCACCAAGTCCACCACCATCAGAAGCCATGATAATTCCTCTTAAACGAATTGGCCCTGAAATAATTGCAGTAGCTCCTGCAGCAGCTGTTGATCTTGTAGCTTGTATATCACTTTTAAAACTCATTTTTTTCTCCTTGTATTAAGGAGCCCTTTCGAGCTCCTTAAATTAATTTATTATAGTGCCGCTAATGCTGCGTTTTGACTATAAGTTACAACAATTCTTGCTTTACCTGCTGTTGCAGAGTTAGCAACTGTTATTCCATATAATTCAACATCAGAAGTACCAATAGTTCTCCATGCACCTGCGCTTGCTGGTAACATTGAAGCTCCAGTTGCAGTTGCTGATACAGCAGTTGCTGCAGCTAAGTTTGTAGCACTCGCTGAACTTTTACCAACAGCAATTGTAGTTGTGTTAGAAGCAGTAAAAAGTGATTCTACTTGAATTGACACACTAATGATTTGACTGTTTGCAGGAATTATAATTCCAAGTGCAGTAGCAGTTGTTGTTGCATGTGTTAATGCTACAGTTGATGATTGAGTTAATACAACTGGTCCAACGTTTTTAACGTTTGTTCCAAGTGTAGTTCCTGTTGTATCAAAAATATTTCCAGCTCTAATTGGGCCAGAAAAAGTTGTATTTGCCATAAGTTTATTCTCCTAGTTATTCCAATATCGTCTCTAGGCTGTCGACTATACTGCGTCGATATTAGAAAGTTAGTGTATAGTAATTAAAATATAACTTAATTTATTGAATAGCGCAAGGGGTACCTGCATCGAAAATCTACTTTTCGGATATAAATAGCTAGTTTTAGCTAGCTACAGAAAATTCAGGAGCAGCTAATTCTACTTTAATTTGTCTGTGAGCAATTTCTGCTTCAGACATTTTAATCTGGTTAATGACGTCTTTTATCTTTTCGTCAATCTTAACCATATCAAGAGTGTATTTACCCTCTTGAATGTAGTGTTGCTCCCAATCAAGTTCTAATG